AAAAATTATTGGTTCAATTATCAACAAATTGGATATGAAAATAGCTTAGATGAATTATCATTCATGTTATCTGGAATTAAAGATTGGGACCCTGATAATCCAATTAGTGCTAAATCTAAAGGATTAGAATATTTGAGATGTTGTCAGAGTATATTCAGAGAATTAATATTAAATTCTATGAGAAAAGATAGGAGACATATGTTCATTTTTAAACCAACTGGTGTGGATGGTGTTTACATCTTGATATTCCCAGGCCCCAAATTGAGAACAGGAGAGAATTTATCAACAATATGGTTTAAATTATTCACAACTACTGATAAGATACCTATTGATGAATGCTCCTCACATTGGGCTTTTAAATCCTGGAATCATACTAGATCTTTTTTACACACTAACTGGATTTCAATTGATGCAAACAGATTGGATCATTATCTGCGTTGTTATGATAGAGTGTTAATGTCATATTTATCATATGTCCACTTTGATAATGGCCACTTGAAAACTGCTATTGAGACTGACACCTCAAACACTTTAGGTGTGATATTGTTAATCTATATGGAAAATAAAAGATCAACTAGTAAAATGCTACAGGATGTCAGATATCTAGTTATGGGATCTCTCTCGAAATTTAGATGGTGGAAATCATTGATTGAAAAATATCATGAACCAATTAGATCTCCATTACAAGCTTATCTTCTAGCAAAGATTGAAAAATATATAATTGATATCAACACAAACTTGAAGACATATATTGATTCATTTAGATTTGGAAAAGCTCATCAAGAATCTGATATAATCTCGGATAAGTTGGCTGGTGTTATAACACTATTGCCAAGAGTGTTAACTAAAGGACCAAAGATTACATTCCAACAATTATTGTGTGAAATGTATTTTACAATGTTATTTAATAAGAATCAAGATGATCCCACACATGCAACATTTCAAATATTGAATAAGATGTTAGATGGTGAAGAGTCTTTAAATGAAATCAAGAGAACAACTAAATTACACACAGGAGGATCCAATCCAATGGAGGATGCTGATGAACTTATTGATAGACCTCATAAAAATCAATTCTCTAAGTTTGCAATAATGATCGGATCCAAATTACAATCAATTGATCAATCTAATAAGAATCCAGCAGGCTTATCTCATATTAAGGCATCTCAGAATAATTTCCTAAATAAGCCTCTTTCAGAGTTTGCCACATATAAATCAAGTGCAGAATTTGAAAGGAATAGATATGATGATGGAATACGAACAAAACAAACCAAACAAAAAAAGATCATTAATGCAGATAAATTGGAAGAAAAATATCGTGAGGGTGGTGAGGATGATGAAGACCCAATTAGTCATACTTTTCCTCGACAAAATAGAAGAAGAAGATGTATTGAAGGTGTTATTGATCTCTTAAATAAAGGATATATTAGATCCTTTGATGTTATTAATAATGATATTATGAATGAGATGTATTTTCAAGTTTTCAAGAAAAACCAAATTGGTGGAGCAAGAGAGATATTGATCTTACCTATAGAAAAGAGAATCACAATAAATATATTAGAATCATTTTCAAGACTCATATGCAAAGATGATGATAGGGAAATGTTGACCCATGGAGATATTAAATTGTCCACAATGAGAGATATAGTTAGAGAGGTTAGAAGAACTGATAACACCAAAAGATTAGTATTGAATTATAATCTTGATAAGACAAGGTGGGGACCTTCATTTATGCCTATACAATTTATTTATATGTTCAGACCATTTGCACATCATTATGAGTCATTATATAAATTCTTATTATTGACTCTAATGGTTCACACTAATAAAAAATGTCTTGTTCCTGAAAAATTGCTACATGTGTGGTTGAAAGATCCACAAAATAAAATCAAACACACTGAAAGGAATTTGCAAAACCTAAAAGAAAAATTCTTGAAAACTCAAAATCTTTATTTTGATAATGAATCTAATATGGGTCAAGGAATTCTCCATTACACATCATCATATCTTCACTTATGTGCATTGAGTTTTAGAGATGCAATATATAAAAAACTATGTAGTATTCAGAGAATTGACCCAGGAGTATGGAAAGACATTGTTTCTTCTGATGATTCTTACACTGCACAAGCATTACCCATGGATTCTATAAAGAAAATAAATATTAGGATTGAATTGTTCATAAGAGCACAGGAGGTGACTGAAAGATTATTTAACATGTGGACATCAAAATCTAAGAGTTCAATATCATTTCTAATTAGTGAATTCAACTCAATGTTTGGTTCTAATCTGACATTTTTTCCAACTTTATTCAAGTTCTCATTAGCATCAGTTATGCCAATAAATACTGATTCATTTTTCAGGATGGTTAAAGAATCTTATAATACATCAAGACAAATAGTGGAAAATGGAGGGTCATTAGAATTATTCATGATAGCACATAGGTTGAATAAAAATTATTGTGAAAGTATATACCATACTCATGAAGGTGGATTTAATGATTTTTCAAAGTTTGATTTAAACAGGATGAATGTTCCATATCAATTGGGAGTTTATCCTATTAGTGATCCAGGGATTATGTTGATTTTAGGCCCTGAATCACATAATTATAGTATACTCAAGAGAAAATATGAATTATCAATGAAAGAATTGAATTTATTTAAATCCTGCCATAATCTCATTCCCGTTAATAATCCTGAATTATATGCAGAGATGAATACATTTGATAATATATTCACAGGAATGCTTAGAATTGAAGCAGCAACTGGTCCTATAAAGAAATTGCAGAGAATTAAACGTCAAATTGATATGACTTGGGATGATATGAGGAAAGTCTTGGAGAATGATATAACATTATTACTAAGGGAGCCTGAGACAATGGAGGAAATGAAGGTTGTCACATATCAAAAATTATTCAGTTATGGTGCATCTGAAGCTCTTAGAGACACAGCGGCATCAATATATTATGCTCGAGTAGCAGCAACTGTATCAGCCACTGCATTTCAAATTCCATATCATGAAGAGCTTTCTGCAAAGTTTGAAAAAGGGCACATGGTTGCTCACACATATCATGAGTGCCTAGAATTTTTAATTAATTTCAAAAATGACATTGATGATTTAAGTCAGTATTACCCTCATATTAGGGAGTATGATGATCTATTTGATTTATCTAAAAGTAAACCAACTTATTTTGAACGAAATCCATATGAGTCACAAAATGTGAGATCACTACAAATGACAGAGATCACAATGAGAATAAAGAACCCCATTAGAGATTTGATAGAATCATTTTGGATAAAAAGTGATAAGGAGAAGAATAATTCATATTATAGGGATTGGATAACATTGAAAGAGTTAGTTCCTGTCATTTGTGATTCACTAGAAATTACATTGGATAATTTTTCTGGATCAAAGACCCAAAGAATAAAAATGTTATTGTTAATATTGATGAGAATCATGAGTTTCACTAATAAGCCGATGAAGGCTGTAGTATATGGTCCATCATCAAGGTCATATGATCAAACTTATTTAACATTAATTCAACAGAATTTATTTCATAATTATACCAGCTCAACTCTCATTCTTAATCAAAACCTAGAATCAAATCCTAGGATATATGATAAATTATATTATTACTATAATATTTTTTGTTTGTCATTAATTGTTAACAAACCAACTAAATTGGATTTTTCAGGTTTACCAATTGATCAATATTTGAGAGATAATTATATAACTCAGACTTCAAAAAAGAAAATAATGATTATGTTGATGTATGAGGGGTTTTTGGACAATTATAGATCTTGGACATATGAAACTAGAACAATTATGCATTATTGGATTCAAAGACAATACCAGGATAATAATGGACAATATAGAGGGAATTTCAAACTGTTGGTTCAAATGGGTGAAAACAAGCTAATATTTTCTAAAAGCTTCAACACTTATATTGTTCGAATGAATGAAACTAGGAATCCAATGATTAATTATGAACTATTGAAAAGTGCATGTGAATTGGTTTTAATAAGTATTGAGGATTTAAAACAAAAAATGAATAAGGGGAGATTTCTAATTTTAACTGACTCAATTCAACCAATCATGGATCCCAATGGTGTTGACATTATCATTGATGACATAGCTGATATTCATATTGATGTAGGAAAAGTGATCATAAAAGATGATGAAAAAGAGGGCAGATTTTTGGTTATTTATGATACTGACGGATATCAAATAATGAAAACTCCTTTAGGGCTGATGGTGACAGATTACATTCCATTGAATGATGAATTTGAGGAATTTTTCATTGAAGGATTATCCATATATTCATTATCTAATATTAGAATATTTAGTTCTGAGTTCGATTTTGCTGATATCCCAAGTGAAATATCAACTGATATTCTAAATGATTTAATTGTTCCACGACCTAAGATATCTGATGTAACCAAAGAAAGATTATCAGGATTGATATCTCATGAGTGGGAAACCAAGGGATTGACAGATTACTTTGATGACACAGATGAGAAATATACTGATGAAAACATTATAGAAACTTTAACTAAAACCGAACTAACCTTGGATGATATTAAATCAATAATTGATTTACCAACATCAGATGTTTATGATAGTTATATAGACCCATCTATAAACTGGGATCTTATCAATAATTTACCCACTGTCAGAGCTAAGTTTCAGCCACAAAAGATCCTTGATCGAGTGTTGAATTGCAAATACCACTTTATTGCTAGGTCATGTGTTGATCCAAGAATTCTATCAAAGTCTGTGATCAAAGCAGTATATAAACAGACCGGGAATTTATATATTGTCTACTCATTGGTGTACTTGTATGATAAAATATACACACTAACAAGTGCCTCATCTCCAGCTAGTGTTGATGTGTCAATTAAGTCACATTTTGCAAGGAAATTCAAACTAAATGATGAAGAGTTTCAATTATTGTAAATATATTTTAATACTAT